GATCCTGTTCCGATATTAAATTATTGGGAGAGTATAAATCAGATGATTGCTTCAACTTATCACATGATCAATGTTTTTGAACACAGCATGCCTGTCTTTACAACGTTCACTAAACGTATTAATACGGCACGCATGTGTACAATTGGATTTGATAAATTTGATGAAGAAGAAGAAAAACGCTTTTTTGATCTTGACATTCCAAGAGAAAAAAGGTATTATTATGCAATACCTCATAGTGTTCTGGAACAGGACTCTATGTTGATGAATAAAATTAAAGGACAGGTTAAAGACTCGGTGGAACATGATAGAATGAAGGTGGGATACGCAGTATACCCCACAGAATACGATAAATCATATATCTATTGGGAAAGTAACAGTTCGTTAATACAAAAATTAGTATCTTAAGAGATTTATTAAGGTAGCTTTAACAAAAGGAGAAATTATTTATGGCTATTGATATGGAAAAAATGCGAGCCCGACAAGTGGCACTTAAAAACAACGGAAACGGAAGCTCAAATCGCTTTTGGCGACCTCAAGATGGAGAACAAACGATTCGTATTGTCTGCTCTCCCGATGGAGATCCCTTCCGTGATTATTGGTTCCACTATAATGTTGGCGACCAGCCGGGTTTCCTGAGCCCTAAGCGTAATTTTGGAGAGGATTGCCCTCTTGATAATTATGTGAAACAGCTTTGGAAGGAAGGCAGTGAAGAGTCTAAGCGAGTTGCAAAGAAACTTGGTGCTCGCCAGCGCTTTTTTGCTCCCGTCCTTGTGCGAGGAGAAGAGAGTGAAGGAGTAAAGGTCTGGGGCTTTGGCAAACGAACTTACGAAACGCTCTTGGGACTCGTTTTGAATCCAGAATATGGCGACATTACAGACCCAGAAACAGGTACAGACTTGGTTATTGGGTACGGAAAACCTGCTGGTGCATCCTTTCCCGAGACTAAAATTACCCCTCGTCGAAAGTCTTCACCACTTCATGAGGATTCCGAACGTGTGGTAGAACTGATGAACGACGTTCCTGACTTCGAAGAGGTCTTTGAGTCTGGTCGTAAAACCGTTCAAGAGGTTGAAGATATTCTTGCTGCATATCTAAACAGCGAGGATACCTCAGAAGAGACTCCTACAAGCTCTACTGAGGGTACGAATGGAAACAGTGTGGATAAAGCTTTTAATGAGCTTCTAGGTTAGTTTTCAACCGCAGGGAGGCACGGGTTCACAGGTGCCTCAACTTTAAATAAGAAAGGACAAAAAATTGTTAATCAAAGCAGTTGAGTGTAAGAATTGTGGTGATACTGTTTATTCAAGAGCTGATGAGGATTTTAGAAAGTGTTCGTGTGGGTCAATAGAAGTGACTGGTGGCTACACACACTTTAAACACTTTGCGATTCCCGGAGCAAAATACGAAGTTAAAAAAATAAATATTAACATTTCTCTTGACAGGCTATATGATGATTGGTATGATATGGAAGATAACTTTGGCCTTATAAAGCCAAATAGGAGTAATAATGACACGATCCAAGAAAGTTTATAAAAAGGGAGATGCCGACTTTATTAAAAGAGTCAATGAAGTCGCTAAAAGATTTAAGGGCAAAGGCGGAGGTCCAGAAAGCGAAACCGCAATTAATGCATTCAAACAAGATATGGGCGATGGCTATGTATCTTTTTATTCAGACAATAGCGACATTACAAACTTACTAACAAGGAGCAAGGGATACGTTTTAGAAATTACTGATTTCGGAGAAAATGTATTAATTAAACTTGACAGAAAGGGGTTTCGTAGCTGCTTTCATGCATTTAAAATTTCAAAATAGGGAGAACGAAAACAATGGCTCGCAGAAAAGAAGTAAAAGCTGGTAAACTCAGCATAGAACAAATGCGGCAGCTTATTAATAAAAAAGCTGGAATGCAGGTTGCTCATGACCTTAACGATGAAAACAACCCCACAAATGTGACTGATTGGATTCCAACAGGCTCTCGTTGGTTGGATAGCATTATTTGTCGAGGCAAGCTATCTGGCATACCTGTGGGAAAAATAACAGAGATTGCAGGTCTTGAATCTAGTGGCAAGTCTTACATGGCAGCTCAAATTGCTGCCAATGCACAAAAGAAAGGAATTGATGTTGTTTACTTTGATTCTGAATCTGCATTGGATAATTCTTTTTTAGAGCGTTCTGGTTGCGATGCAAGTAGAATCCTTTACGTTCAGGCGACGAATGTTGAGTTTGTACTGGAGACCATTGAAGAACTATTGAAATCAAATGACAATAGAATGCTATTCATATGGGATAGTTTGGCGCTAACGCCCTCCATTTCGGATGTTGAAGGAGATTTTAATCCACAGTCAACAATGGCAGTTAAAGCTCGCATTTTGTCAAAGGGAATGTCGAAGTTGCTTGTTGCCATTGCGAACACACAATCGACATTGTTGGTTCTAAATCAATTAAAAGCGAATATAACCCGCTCTCCCTCTGAAGCCCTTACAACGCCGTATATGACACCGGGCGGAAAAACCCTTATCTACTCGTATTCATTGCGGATTTGGCTGACGAGACCCAAAGCAAAGGCATCTTATGTTTATGATGACAAAGATTATCGCATTGGAAATACTGTAAAGGTAAAACTTGAGAAATCACGTTTTGGCTCACAAGGTCGCCAATGTAAATTCAAAATTCTCTGGGGTGATAAGGTTGGAGTTCAAGACGAAGAAAGCTGGTTTGACGCGATCCAGAGTTCGGATTCGCTAAAGCGTTCAGGCGCATGGTATGAATTAGTTTTTGAAGACGGAACAACGGAAAAGTTCCAGTCTGCTAGGTGGATGGAGAAGCTCGAAGACTCCAAGTTTAAAGGTAGAATTCTCCAGATCATGGACGAAGAAATCATTAGAAAGTTTGACGAGCGTACTGGAAACGCGGCAGACTTTTATGACAAAGAAGAATGATTGCCCCTAAATTGCATTTATATAATGAGGTGACTATTTATAATGTAATTTGCGGAGTTTTTATATGAAAATCAAGCCATCACGAGTTAAAGAACTCATAAAAGAAGAAATTCAAAAACTTTTAAAAGAAAAGGTTGATAAAGTTGAATTTAATAAAGTTCGTCGGGCCATCAATCAAGCGGCCAAAGCCGGAGATATCAAAACACCTATATGGAAAAAGCTACGGCGATTGAATTACAAATCTCCAGCAGAAGCAATGAGCCGCTTAAAAGCTGCACTGGGCAAAGAATCTGCCACAGATAAAGTGTTCGGTAAAGGAAACTTTGAAAAAGCGATGTCTGCGATTAAAAACATTAAAAGGCGAACGCCTGCTGAAAAAAAGGCGTTGGCGGATGCAGAGAAGATGCGGGCAGCGGTGAGCAAAGGAGTCTCTAGAGTTACCAAGGCAGCAGACACTGCGCTTGCGCCAAGCAAAGACAAAAAACAGGTGGCCAAGAAGCCCGCTCCCGAGGAAAAGAAACCCGCTCCCGAGGAAAAGAAACCAGAGCCAAAGAAGTATGGCCCGGAAAATATTTTTGGAAAAGGCTGGCAAAAAAAGTTTTCCCAAAGAATGGGGAAGCTTAGACGAGATGTTGCTAGATCTAAAAAGGGAAAGGGTAAGCCCGGACGCGCCACTCAGCGTGAAAATATTCAAAAAGAAATTGAAGCCCTTGTTTATGAAGTCATAAAAGAAGATTTATAGACATTTCCCTTGACAAACAAATTATTTTTACATAAAATACCTATGTGAAAAACTTATCAAACAAAAGAGTAATGATCATAGACTCATTAAACATGTTTCTAAGGTCGTATATTGTCAATCCTACGATGTCAAAGGACGGTAATCCGATCGGAGGCACCGCAGGGTTTCTTAAATCCCTACAAAAGCTTTCTCGCGAAATCAAGCCTGATGCAATTATTATGTGCTGGGACGGTAGAGGTGGGAGCAGAAAAAGGAAACAAGTAAATAAAAACTATAAGGAAGGCCGAGCGCCAGTTCGTTTAAATAGAAACATTAAAGTTCTTAGTGAACAGCAAGAACACGAGAACAGAATTTGGCAGATGCATAGAACCTTTGAGTATCTTAATAACTTCCCAGTAATTCAACTGGTCGCAGACGAGGTGGAGGCGGATGATTTAATTTCTTACATTACTCGTTATTCTTGCTTTAAAGATTCACAAAAAGTAATTGTATCTAGTGATAAGGATTTTTATCAACTACTTGACGATAAGACAATTCTTCACAGGCCAATTCAAAAGAAATTTTTAAATAAACTTAACATTGTTAAGGAGCATGGAATTCATCCTACAAACTTTGCTTTGGCACGCGCAATTGCTGGGGACAAGTCCGATAATCTCGAAGGAGTTCCGGGGGTTGGGCTGAAAACTGTATCCAAGAGGTTTCCGTTCTTTGAGGAGGAGAGAGACATCTCCCTACCAGAATTAATTGAGTTTTGTTCCAATCAAGAGAGTAAAATTAAAGCTTACCAGTCCATTGTAGATAACCAAGAACTAATTAAAGAGAACTATAGTCTTATGCAGCTCTATAGTCCAAACTTGTCTATACAGACCAAACAGAGTGTAGATTGGACCATAGGTGAATTTGAGTATAGTTTTAATAAGACCGAAACTGATCTCATGATGCTGGAAGACGGCATCAGTGAAATTTATTGGTCAGATTTGTTTCAGGACTTTAAGCGCTTATGCAGGGATAACAAATAATGATTTTTGTTGAATTGATAGCCGCAACTTTTGCACTGACCATGATGGTCGGCTGCGCTGTGACTATGAAAAATAATAAATAATCCAAGAGGAAAATATGTACAAACTAAAGCCATTTATTTTTGAAAATAGCCGAATACCCGGCTTATTGTCTAAAGTTTCGCCCCTGAACATCCATGCGGTTAGTTTTGCTTGGTTTGTTTGGTGCAAGGGAGAACTTACAGAACGCCTCCGGCGACATGAAACGATTCATTTTTATCAACAGGTTGAAATGCTTTTTGTGTTGCAGTGGTTGCTTTATGGAATTTTTTATGTAATTGGTCGTTTTAAGCATAGCTCGTGGACAGAGGCTTATTATAACAATCCGTTCGAGAAAGAAGCCTATGATAACCAGTACAATGAAAATTATTTTAATGAACGTAAATACTGGGCGTGGACTAAATATCTTTAGGAGGGCATAATGATTGAAGAAATATATTTTAATATTGGCAATAACAATGTTTGCTTCTCTTTCTTTTGCAAGCGCGCCACCACAAAAACAAAAATTCTATGATTTTGGTGAACAATTAATTAATGGCGAAATCAAGAAACCAACTGCAATGTTTATGGACGTTAGAGAAAAGGCAAAATTTGACCGACTTCTCAGGCTTAAAAAAAGCTTTCTTCCACAATTATTCAACACAGCAAAGAATAAAGTTTTTAAGTAAAACTTTTTTTCTAATCCTTTTAATGACTTATAAAATAGCTTGACTTCTTTAATAAGAAATAATATACTTACTTTACATTTTAACGAGGTGACATGGAAAATCTAGGCGTCTTTGGTAAAAATTTCCAAGAAAATTTATGTAAATTATTAGTGCAGGATCGGGCATTCTGCGATCAAATGCAAGAGGTTTTAGATACTGGGTTCTTTGAACTAAAGTATCTTCAAGTTTTTACAAAAAAACTTTTTGACTACAAGAACAAATACAAAACACACCCGGCGAACGGGACACTAAATTCAATATTCAACACAGAACTGGAGCTTGAAAATGATGTTATTCAAAAACAAGTTAAGGATTTCTTTGTCAGGGTCCAATCCGCCTCTGAACTGAGAGACATTGATTATATTAAGTCAGTCA